GGTTTTAAAAACGTCTTACAAGGTCATACAGAGTGATTTTTTAGCGACTACAGCCCCAAACTAATAAGCCACCTGCGACAATCCAAGCTAAATCACGTTGTCTTTCCATCCGCTTTGTCGCCTTATTCAGTGAGTCCGTTTGCTTCTGCAATTCTGTCAAGTTCTGCTTGTAATCTGTCAAGTACACTTGCGCTTTCGTCAACTCTTTCTGAGATTCTGTTAGCTGTGTCTTGAGCTTCTGAGAGTCCTGTTTCTGCTCTGTTGACTGCTTCTGTAGCTCTGTCACCATCTGTCGTAAGCTGTTGAATTGTTCGATTGACATTTCCACTTTCTGTGCGTGAACTGTAGAAGTAGACACAGAGGGAAAGACACAGAAGCACACCAAGAGCGAAAGACACAAGCAGAGCTTTTGTAGAATATGTTTTGTCTTCATTCATTACAGCTCCTCATACCATTCGTTCATATCCACATTTGTGTCACCAATATACTCACTATCACTCCACTGCCAGCCTGCTACACGTTTATCGGGATAAGTCTGAGCAAAGCCATTGTATCCACGGTAGTCCGCAATCCAATACGGAACGTAATCAGCCAACAAGTGCGGCTGGATAGAGTTTGTCATGTAATCTGTACATTTTAACGAGGAAGTGTAAATACCTGCGCTGTATCCTGCTTCATTACAAGCGACAATAAAAGCGGAGCAGACAGCCGTTGTGTCTACACCCTCTGCAAAACATTCATCAGCTTCACAATCAAACCAAATGCCCATAGGCGGTACATCAGCACCGAGCAAGTCTAAGACTGTCTGTGCTTCTTTCTTTGCTCTTTCAGGTGTCTGAGCGTGGGAGAAGCAATATACACCCCAAGGGATACCACGTGCATCACATTCATTTACGTGTCTAATCCATGTGTCTTCTTCTGTACAACCTTCCGAGATTTTAATAATGACACCCTGTACGCCAGCGGCTTCCACGGCATCATAATCAATATCTTTCTGATAATATGAAACATCAATTACTTTACTAATCATCTAAATAACACCACCTTGTTTAATAACAGTATAAAATAAACTAAGGATAATACATTCTAACCAAATAAAACAAAGAATAACTGTGCATGTGTCTTTGTCAGCTACTCGTGTATGAAGGATAGTAGCTACAACAAAACAAAGAAAGCAAATGTTAAATATAACAGAAAGGTCAATCATCTAACTTGTCCACCTTCTTTTCATGTGCGATCTGTGCTAAAGCACCCCGAATAAAACTAGGAATATACTGACCATAACCAATACGATCAATATTTTCCACAATACTTAAAGCTTCCACAATTGCAAAGGCCCCGATAAAAAGCGTCCTTACCATATGAGTGTGCATAGCAGTATCTAATAAGACACCAAGCCCAATGATAAGGAACATCGCGGCTTTTTTGTATAGGCCGTGTGTAGCAATCGAACTTGCGAAAGCATGGAGTTTAAAGGAAGCCCAAAGGCCCGTGAGAATATCACAGGCCACAAGGACCACCAAGGCATTAATCTGTTCATCCACGCCACCCACAAGCTGATTGAAACACAACCACGCAATAGAAAAAAGACAGCCAATCTTTACCTCTGTGGCTGTCCATAAATTCCATAATGTGATAATCATTTTGTGTAGTGTACCTCGTTTCATTTTTCCATCTTCCTTTTAATAAAAACCCGTGTTGCTATCATCGCTCTATGCATTTCTGGATTCTGTTTGTCTATCTTCCATCCCAGATAAATCTTCCAGAACCACCTTCCCTTTATTTGACTGTCGCATTTATAGGCCCATATTCCTTTGGAATCCTGAGCATAATAGCAATCTTTATTTATCTGCTCTATTTTTATGGGTGTGTGTATGGTTCTGCCAAAGATATAATAAGCAAAACCATACCCACAATTACGATACAGCCAAAGCACACGACATATATAACGCTTGAGTTTGTCTATGGTGCTGAATGGGTTTATGAGTTTCTCTTTGTATACTCTCCTGTTGTGTGTGTCTGTTATCCAATACTGTTCATAGTGTCTATGCCAGTCATAATCTAACCATGTAGGTAGCGTGTCTCTTATAAAGGAAGGGTTATCTAAAGTGTCATCCCATGTTTGCCATAAGTGCAGGATTCCATGTAATTCTCCTTCTTCATCGGCAAAAAGTACTACAAGCCAATTAGTTAGATAGCAGACACACATGCAAAGGAGCTGTAAGGGGGCATAGATAAGATACCTCATAGTTTCATAATGTAGTACTACCATCTGTAATTTCTTTTATCACTCCTTTAGTCCTCTTTCTTCCCTACGCAGTTCCCTTCGGTGTCAATCATCCACCCCATATCATCAAGCACCTTGTCAATACCTTCTTTGTACTTAGGGAACCTTTCAATAACGTTGTTATACATCAGTTTATGTAAGATAATCTGGTACGCCAAATATTTAGCCACATTATTATCACCCGCCATAACATATATAATATTTTACTGTGTATGATTTTGGTTGTACTGTATTAGAGGAACCATAGATGTTGTTAGAGTAGGAAGCGTTAAAATTATATATAATTTTCGCACCATTTCGATTGTCATTAGGATAAGGGGTGTGCTGATTTTTATCATCAAGTACATTTCCTTTTAATGCTCCTTTAGTAGTTATTTGGTCATTGAAAGTATATAGAAAGCCAAACTCCCCAGTAATATTGGGCAATCCTGCTCCCTTCACTTGACCTGCTGTTACTCCACCTTCAAGGAATCTTCCATCAGTTAAGTTAGGTACTTTCCCATCTGTGAATACCTTAGCAAGTTCTGTATACACCGTTGTATCGAAATCACTGCCGTCAGCCAAAATAAGATACTCATAAGCCTTGGGAGAGCCAACCTTCGGAATAATATCGCCTACCTCATACTTACAACGTGTATCTCTCAATCTCCATGTGCATGTTCCATCTAATACAGTGAACTTACTGAGAATTGTTACTGTTTTTTCTGTGAACCCTGTGCTGAAATCTGGTTCCGTAGCCCCTGTTGTTCCTGCTGTAGTACATTCCAAATAAGCCCATGAGGGTAAGTTGGGACTATATGCTATGTCGCCAACAGAATACGCTTTATTACGCTTCAACATCTTAAAATCCCCACCATACTCTGTAGCTATCCTAGCACTTTCAGCGGCGTTCTGTTCAGACACACGAGCGGAATTTTCAGAAGCCTTAGATTTAGTTTCCGAGGACTTAGCATTGATTTCAGAAGTCTTTGCATTAGCTTCCGACGTAGCCGCTTTCGTTTCCGAGGTTTTCGCATTGGTTTCAGAAGCCTTTGCATTTGTCTCTGAGGTCTTAGCGTTCGTTGCAGACGTTGCCGCTTCCTGTGCTTTTGCCTTACTATACAATGCCCAACTACGACTACTCTGTGTCTTTCCTGTCGTGCTGTCCGTATCCGCTTCCCCATCAGGAGACTCCGTAGCCTCTGCCCACTTCTTTGCATTTTGATGAGATATTTCGGAGTTGGTTTCAGAAGTATGTGCATTTGTCTCTGAGGTCTTAGCGGCTTCCTGAGAAGCCTTTGCGGCGGACGCTTGTTTCGTTGCTTCCTGTACCAAGATTGTATTGGCCGCTACAAATCCACCTTGCACATTTTCCATATAGTGCTTCGTTACGGCATCTTGTGGGTCTTTAGGGTCACTTACATTAATGACACGATGATTCAAAGCATCCCATAAAACTTCTTTTGTAGCACTATCAGTCTTTGTATTAATAGAGTGTGCTTGAATGTAATCTTGCTGTTCTTCCTGTAAGTGTAACATCTGTACATCTTCGGTGTTCATATCTCTTGCAAGCAAAATAGAACCATCATTCCATGTAATAATTTTATCAGTAGTTGTTTGTCGATAAATAATAAGATGTTCTCCCACTTTTGCAGGATTTGTAAGAGTTAAGGATAAATCATTCACTACATAATCTACCCCATAGGTTAATGTGGTGATAGAATTATCAGCATGAAGAACATCCACTTTTATAAACTTCTTACGGAGATAAGAGAACGGAAAAGTATAGAGACGTTGTGCATCATCTGTTACTTCATATTCTACACGGGCTTTAAACCCCTGTGTTTCTGCCACTAGTAATCACTCCTTTATTTAGCTTTCAAACTATTTAATTTAGATAATGTGTCTATTGCTTGCGTATATGGGATAAAATCAGGAATAGGGGCTAAATTCAATAAAGTACGCAAATCTTTTTGTGTACCTTTACTCTTTGCAAGGCGATATGCACTTCGTATAGGTTTCCATGTCATATCAGATAAAGTGTCAACGGCAGGTAACTGTTGGACACTATTCCCTACAAAATCCCCAAAGTCTCTAGGGGGATTGTTACGATATTGTGATACTGTAGTTCTGATTGTAGGCGCCCCCGTACCTGCTTCCCAAAAATCATTGGCAACCCCCATCGGAGAGAGAAAACCAGTTCTAAAGAAAGCGGCTTTTGCAAGGGCTTTATCATTCAAATAGTTTTCCTTGATGTAATTAGCGGCATCTGTCTGTCCCATGGCATACAAGGCGGCTATTTTCGCCCCATTACGAGCGGCAAAAGCGGCTGTGTTTGTCATAAGAGAAAGAGCAAAGGCCATAGCATCTTGTGCTTCGTGCTGTTGCAACATACGCATAAACTGTGCATTATTGGAACGCATGTTAAAGTCTTTAAACATCATAACAAGACGCATCAAAGAATTGGTGTCTTTCAACATATTACGGTTCCCTTCCGAGGAACTTAATAAGACACTCTTTTCTACCTGATTCTGAATCAAGTCATACCAAGCCCAAAAGGTATCAGGACTTTCTTTTCTCCATGCATCTACATCAAAACCTTCTGCAACAGTCCCTTTCTTGCCATCCCATTTTACATATGTCTGCAAGTCTTTTTTCAGCTGTGCAATGTCTACAGGTCTACCAAGAGCCTTAATGTTTGCTTTACTGAATGGGTTACGCAAAGCATTAAATGTTTCTCCATGCGCCCAACGAATTGAGTCTGTGATTGCCGCACTACGTGCCGAACGTACCATTGTGTCTGTCATATGACCGAGCAAGTTAATCTGTGATGTAAATTTACCAAGATTATGTGTCATATCTGCCGCACTAATCAAGAGATTATCCGCACCAAAACCACGTTTAGACAAAGCATTTCTTGTCTGTTTGTCCCCCCAATTACCACGGAAGATGTAACGTTCAACAGGTTCCCCGAAAACATGCCATGAAAGGTCTTCTACCATTTTAGAATTAGCCTTACCAAGTCGCACATCTTGTACAAACTTACGAATGGGGTTAAAGACACCAAATACTTGTTTTAACCCCCCATAGGCAATAGCACCACCTAAGTCGCCTAACTGGTTCCATCCCATTGAGCCACCACGTTTAAAGTAGGCAAAGTTGTTGAGAATCTTCGATACAGCCGCCCCTTCATCATATACATTACGTTCGTAGTGGTCACGCATCCCACGGAGTCTAGCAATGTTATCAAGGAACCACCTCTTATTTTTTTCAGCTGTGGCACTATTGATACGTCCATCGTTCCCCATGGAAGCGAGGCGCAATTCATGGAGTACCTTCTTCACGAAAGCCCCATATTCATTGGCAGAACCAAGAACGTTGCGGACTGCTACTTCCCCTGCAAAACGTCTATTCGTTCTGTTCAGTGTATGTTCAAGGTCATAGTATCTAAGGTCATTATCAAAGGAGAAGGATTTAACAACATTTCCCTCTGCATCTTTAATATCCATGACAACACCTGTGTCCATCGGAAGACGTCCACGGAAGAAGTTCAAGTCCCCAAGTTTAGAGGAAGCACCATCTACGTCTAAGCCATCCAATTTATCCTCAAGAGGTTGCATGATGTTGTCTGCCCACTCTTTGCATTTTGTCTTGCGGAACTCATCAATTTCTTCATCTGTGGTGTCTTTCACCACATGCGAACGTTTCTGTTCGAGATCTTCTTTAACCTGTTTTACCTTTTCAGAACTCTTACGCCCTTCTTTGTTCAGATAAGTTTCAGCATCATGTATTTCGCGCTGTAACTTCAATTCCTTTTCTCGTTTAATCATATCCCCAATCAGCTTGCGAGAAGTCGGTGTATTGGAAGCGGCTAATGCATATTGCTCCATAAAAGCTCTCGCTCCCTTATCACCTGTGGTGGTGAAGTTAGACACAAACTCTCTATAAGCGTCAGGGTCAATCAAACGATGAAATTCATCATCAACCGAGTACCATCCATCCTCAATCAAGTTACGTTCTATAGAACCACCAAAAATAGAGGACGAATTTTTACCGAGGTCAATACGAGTATCATAAAGCCCCTGCAAGGACTTAACAGCTTTCATGACATTTTGGTCAACCAAGTTATCATCAATGTTAATGTGTGTCTGCTGTTTAGACAGGCTGTTGAATTTATCAATTACAAGCTTATCAAATTCCTGTCTATGTGCATCTCCTTTGCGAAAAGGGTTAATGACACCCATTGTGCCATAGTGGTCACGAATCCATTCTTTACGAGCATCAAGAATCTCGCCTTTGTATTTATCAAGCTGTCCCATGAGATAGTCCTTCATACGTTCCGCAGAGGGCATATTGGAACCATTACGAGATGTACCACGCCGCTGTGCATCTTCCCATAATTCAGAAGCTTTCTTAGCAAGCGTAATGGATGGAGAATGATAAGCGGCCCCATACGGAGTACGAGTTAGCGCTGTGTTATCCATCCACCCTGATAAGGTATTGACAGTCTTTTCAAAGGCTGTCTTTCCTTTTCGTTCCTGTGCCAGTTCATCTGCACTCTTTTCATAGTCAAGAAGACTTTCTGGAGCAAGCATGTTGTCTTTCGAGAAATGGACACCATTCTGGATAATGCTCCCATCAGGATTGACAATAATACCCTGCTTCTTCAAATTCTGATAGCGTACAGCCGTATTTACCATGTCGAGAATCTCGTTGTTGGTAAATCTTGATTTATCACCAAACCCCATTGCCTTTAAACCCTCTCTAAAGCTAGACACCAAGGAATGGCTAGACTTACGGCTCAACATATCATGCTGAATGGCGTAACCAAGAATTTCTTCGGGGTCTGTACTGTTGGCGAGTCTTGCGGCCTGTGCAAACTTTGATGTCGTGTCTTTTGCTTGTGTAGACACAAAATCCATCAAGGACTGATAGCGTTCAGTGCCTATGGTGTCTTTCAAGGATTGATGTACCCCAATTTCATGGGCTAATACACCATCTAATTCTTTAGCCCCCTTGATATTATCTTTTACCACTACGGTATAATCACCATGAGGGACAAAGAAGCCTTTCGTGTTATCAGACACCTTAATGCCCATGGAAGCCCCAAGTTTCTTTGCGTCTTTCAGAGATAATGCAAAGACATCATCACGATCTGCTACGGAACTTGCAATCTTCCCTTCCTGCTTCGTAAAGTATGATACATCATGAAGTTTGGAAGCGGCTTCCTTTGTATCCATGATAGTATAGGGTGTCTTGAGGCCCACTGCTTCACGAGCGGCACTCGTTTCAATTCTATCGGCTGTGCGAGCCAGATTAGATACAGCAGGGTCTTTGTGGAACAGATTCTTTCCTGCCATCCCAAGGGTACGTAAGACACCCCCAGAAATCCCTGCAATCATAGCGGCCCCTGCAATACTATCATCTGTACCATTACTAAGGTTGGCGGCATGTTGCTGAATAGCTCCAATAGCGGCCATGTTCAATGCTGTGTCCCCAATTCTTTTAGCTCCACCTGCACTGAGAATCTTTTCAGCAGAGGCTTTAGCGGCACTATCAATGATACGTGTATCTTTCACCACGCCACCTAGTGTCTTCATTATCTTTCCTGCCTGTAATACTTTTAATTCTGGCAGTGCATATATGGGGTCTAAGACAACCCCTAAGACAGTACCAAGAGTATGTGAGCCTACGGAGCTATAGTAAGCGGCATACTTTGCATCTTCTGCCATCTCATCCGACTTCTTTTGTAATAGGTAATACAATTGTGTGGGGTCTTTTGCATTATCAATAATCCATTGTGCTTCTGCTTCATTCCCACTCCCCATAGCGGCCTTGATATAATTACGATCTGCGTCTGTAATTTTATCACGCCCGAAAGCATCAAGGTCACTATGGAAAAGGTCAGTGTATAAAGCATCAACAAATTCATATGCAAAGTTACCACTACGCTTGAAGTCATGCCAGATACCCTCAAGGATAGAAGGTTTTTCCTTTAGGGCATCCTCGTAAGCTTTTTGCATCTGTAATTTTGTATCGGCTAAAGCTTGCAATTCTGGCGTGACCATGTTCTGCATTTTAGGGGTAAAGACACCCTCACCAAAGGTAGTAGTGGCTTGCTTAGGCCCTAAGAGGGAATTAACTTCTTTTGAAAAATCAGGATTAGCTACATGCAGATGTGGCCCCGTTGCATTTGGGTCTTCTTCTAAATTATGCGCACGTTCGGTAAAGCCCAACTCTCCTGCGTACTGGTATAATTGTTCAAGAATAGGGTCGCCCCATTGCAAGCCTTCCCATGCTATATCAGCGGCCATCCCTTTTGGATGTGCGCCCTCTGGATTATGGGGGCCATATTCTCTACCCGCTGTAAGAAGAGGTTCCACCCCTAACTCTCGTGCTTTTTTGAAAAGCATCCCCAAGCGTTGATACATACTACCATCAATGCCTTGCATGTCATCTGGCAAATAAGAAGTGTAATCTTCCGTGTCTGTTCCCTCACTTGCATTACCTGTAGCGTTTGTGTCTGTGTCTTCACCGCCATAAAGATTTGAATAAATCTCACCAGCTACCTGTTGTCTAAGGGTCATCCCCTGTCCTTGACAACGTTCATAATAATCAGCAATAGCGGCGGCGGCACTTTCAGCACTAGACAAGTCAGAATTAGAAATATCTTCAAGGGCCTGAGATTCTGTATTGTGAAGTTCCCAATCAACGAACTCTAGCTGAGCATAAATGTCATTGGAATCATATCCATGTTCATCCATGAAGTTTTTGAAATTCGTCTGTCGGCTTTCATCAAGCCATTGTGCAATCCCATACGCACCATTGGAAGATGTAATATCAGGATTAATTTCTTCGCCGCCACCTGTTTCTACAGCAAAGTTAGCGGCGAACCCAGCGGCCAATGTTGGGGAGTATCCATGTTGAATAAACCAATTATAGGCAAGAGCCATATTCTCTGAAACTGCCATTGTGTCTTCTCTCCTTTCTATTCACCTGTTACCCATGATTTAAATTTATCCCACTTTTCACTAATAGCTTCCCCTACTTCTTCCGCTTTGTCTTTTACCGCTTCTGCTGTAGTAGACACAAAGTCAGAAATGGGATGTTCTGCGGTGTACGAAGTAGTGTAAGAATCATCAGAAGAGTCATCAGAAGAGCCATCGCTACTAGAAGTGGAAGGCGGAACATAAGAAGCAACATATTGAATTTCATTCGCCATGTCAGAACCAGAAAGCTGAACATAGTTGCCATTGGCGCTTTCAGAAAAAGACCAAGAATTTGAGGCTTCATCATAGGCAACGTTTATATCTTCGGCAGAAACACCCCATGTGTCCGCATAAGAGTAACATAAGGCATCTAAAGCTTGTCTTGCAAATGCTCTCTCTGTATCTGGAGACAACCCACTATTAAAACAGTTTTTAGGAAAGATAGCTCCATGATAATATGCATAAGAATCCCGTATGTCATTACATGCGGCATCCAAGGCGGCTTGTGGGTCATGATAGGCGAGATTATACATCAAGGCTCTGTCTTTAACCGTTTCTGCAATCTGTGGATTGTCCCATGAAATATCAGGAGCAGTACTCCCTTCACTATTCCAACTATCCATCCCACCAATAGACCAGCCACCCGCGGCGATGCCCTTAATCTGTGCCATGTAATTCTGTTTGTCCTGTTCGCTAGTGTCTTTAATACGACAATAGTTAGCATATCCTCGAACGAGTGCATTGTCTGCATCTTCTTCGCCCGACGCATGAGAAAAGTTTACAATAGCACCTATAGCGGCATCTACCTTACTACCAAAAGCACCTGCAAACTGACCATGGTTAATGTTACGTGCTTTTACCAAATAAATAATAGAGTTTGGCACCCCACTTGATTCTACGCTGTCAGCAGTAGCACTATTGATAGTTTGCATGACACTATTTACAAGCTGTTGTTTAACATTACTAACACCTGAATAGGTATAAAGCTTCATCAGTTTTTGTGCTTTTGTGTCCTCGTCATCATCACTATTAATGATCTGGTTCTCATAAGACTGAAATGCTTCCAAAATAGTACCAGAATCAACGGCCTTGCCACCCACTAAAGGTTTACCAATTGCACTGCCATAGCCGTCTTTTACTGGGTTATCATCTTCCATATACGCCCTAATATTTTCCCTAGCAGATTCAACACTTGCTTGTGAGTGAGCGGCTGTGGTGACTCCTTTTGCCCCTACTTTTGCATTACGAGCCTGTGCGGCCTTATGCTCATTTTGTAGGCTTTCAATAGGACCAAACATGCCTGTAAGTACTTCTGCATTATCTCTATCTTCACGACTGCCTGATTGCCCCATCTTGATAACATCCGTATAGACACGATTCATGTCTTTATCTTTTCCATACTTTTTAAGGTAGTCCATCTTCACCTTATCCATATGGGCCTTACGATAAGCAACATTCAGGGTGTCTAATTCCATGGTGTCCACCAAGTCACCCATGGTCTGTGTCGTACCATCTAAGCGTGTTTGTACAGGAATCTGGTCAAGAATGGTGGCTTTAAAGTTCTTAAAGTCTTTAATAGTACCTGTAGTAATAATTTCTTTGCAGAAGTTATCTACAAGTGTCTGTCGCTGTGAAGGATTTAATCCCATTAAACGACTCTGATTAAAAATCTCCGTCAACTTCTGTACTTGGTCTTCCCTAGACATGGTAGGTGCCGTATAAATCAAGTCGCCTAACTCAGATTTGATGTTATTAAACGTTTCTGCAATTCTATCTTCAATGTCCCTCTGAACATGATTGCTCATTAAGGTTTGCTGATTTTCAATGTTCTTATCATTGAAACCCTGTTCAAAAGACACATTATTGTCAATCAATCCTTTATCAATGAAACGCTGGCGATACTTCTGTACAAAAGAGTCATAACGCTTCACTTCTTCATCTGGCGTTCGTGCTGGACTATCACCAAATTCTTCCGTATAGGCAAGCTTCGCTGAGTCACCTAAAGCCTGTCCACGTAATTTATCACTATAAGCAATAAAATATGGATTATCTAAATTATTCCCATATCCATATGTTAAAGCCATATCAAGTGTATTTAATTTCTGTCTGTCTTCCTCTGTCGTGGATGCAATGAGTCTGTTTGCTTCTGTAAGCCCTTCTTCATTCATACGCTTTTCACGATCTGTGATGAAAGACAACCAGCTACTATTGAGATTATTTGCCGCACTTGCAAACATAGAAGCGGACGAGGAAGAAGGGTTAGTACCTCTAACCCCCTGTACCTCTGTCAAACGCTCTTGATATGTTGCATCAGGTTGCGGCATAAATTGCATTTCTGTGCCTACAGCACTAGCAATCCGTTTCGCCATGTAGCACCTCTCCTTGAAATACCCCCATTAGACCAATCATGAGACAAGCCACTACTCATGTCACCACTAAAGTAACCATTGATAGCATTGCTTGCAAAAAGGCCCTGAGGATTGAATAAATTCATACTGTCATACTTTGCAGACGCTTCGTCGAGGTCTACAATTCGTGTCCCAATCCCTGTATTGTGAATGTCTTCACTGTGGATATAGGGGTCGAGATTTACAGGTCTAATGTCACCTGTATTTCTATCAAGTGTCTTTCCATGTCCGCCTTCGACACCTGCTTTCTTTCTCATACTAGAAATGCCCTGTAAAGCATTATATGTATTTAGATAATCAGAAAACATTTCCATAGCTTGCGTAAAGTAAGAAGGCGTTTCAACCGAGGGGATACTATTAATAGCATTTCGTGTAGAAATAAGTGCCGCCTCTTTATTGAGGTCAATTTCATTCATCTTTGTTTGATAATTAGCTTGCGCCTGTGAAGCGACACGTGATTCATCTGCACGAACACTTCGATTAATTAAGTTAGCTGTTCTGCCACCACCTGCCATCTCTTCGTTGACAGCGGCCTTAACAGACGCTTCCTGTCTATGAGCGTTCATCCTGTCTTTCGTCATTGCATCAATCTGAGCGGCGAAAGCGGCCCTACGCTGTGTTTCATAGCTTTGGAAGGTATAATTCATAGATTGAAGTAATCCCCTTGCAGTGAGATTGTTTGCGTCAATCTGTGCTTGTAACTCTTTCTTTCGAGCCTGTTGTTTTGAAACAGCAGAAAGTGCGGCAATGCCCATCGCTACGGTACACATTCGCTATACCCCCTTTGTTCGTGTCGTATAAAGACAATCCCAATTCAGCCCTACAATAGATAGGGGAACTGGCATGTCTGATTCTACTGCAATCGTAACGGATTCATTCTTAGCATGAATAGGAACATCAAACTTTCCTGTTTCATTCTGCTTCTTCCCCAAGCGAGCGGAAGATGTACCAAGAATCTTACTGGTCATCCGATACATATACTCTTTGCCCCCAAGGTAAGACACCCTGCAAGCCAAGAAACCTGTATGATCGTAATTGATATGGATGTTCTTGATTTGTGTCCTGCCTTCTGCATAGGAGCTAATGTTTCCGTTGTCGTTCTTTTTAAGATAGAAGGTCGTAAAGACAGCCTTAAACAAATAAGATTCCCCAACTATCAATTTCTTTCCTGCAAAGTTACCATCAAGATAGATACAACCTTCGTCATCTGCTTTCAGATTTTCGTGCAAGACACCATCATGAGTAACGACACAAAGACGCTGTAATGGTGTAGTGTCTGTATAGGCATAAAGTGCCTTGAGGTCAAACTTTGTTCTTTCAGATACATCATCATAAACACCATTATCCATCACTTTCTTCTGGTCGAGATAGACACGGTAAACTTCGGTATCATCAAACTCTTTGATATTTACAGAGAAGTCCATTTGCTCCATGGTAATCTGTGTCCCTCTGCGTATAAGCAAGTACAAGTAACTACCAATGAATCCTGCACCATAAATCTCACCATCAAACACCCATTTAGACCATGAGGACTGAATACGTTCTTCATTAGCAAATAGATACTTATAGAGGTAAATGGTGTCTGTCGCATTGTTTGTCAGACAGAAAAGCACATTTTCAGCTGTAGATGAAATAATATCATAAACACCTGCTTCAATGTAGTTCGGGATATGTGAAGTAATATCCTGTGCATTTTTCATCTGTGAAATATCCTGAACCGTATAGTATTCCCGTATCGTAGAGAAATCCCCATGTTCAGAAGGGAAATATAAGTTCTTCCCTGCTACCTTTGGTTGACAGTCAGGAGAACTATTGAATTGCGTAATTTCTGTTGGGGACGCTGTTTTCGGTGTCAAGGTGGAATCAGCACGGATAATAAATTGTGTGTCATTCGAGAAAAGCGTAAAGGTCTTCGGAAAAGGCAACACAATAATTAATCAGGTTTGCTTTTTTGATGTAATCGGGACATCAATCCCATCTGTGTCTAACAGGTCATTGGCTGTTGTCATCCACCAATTAAAGTATTCCCCTGATTCAGACATGATGATATTTTCACGAGAAGCAACACCTAAGCGATTGCGATAAAAGAAGATACTGGACAAGGTATGATTTACAAAAGATGGAGCAGGATTACTATCATCATCACCAACTTTTCGTTCATCCCAATCAAGAGCCTTAAAGGTGAAAGTGTCATCTGCATTATGGATGATAGCATGAGGCATGGTTGCCTTATCAAACTCAATATTGATATTTGGACAAGCACATTCTTCCCATACATTACTGTCTTTGGAATACTTTACGTAATAACTACCTTCACTTGCCCCATTCGGATCACCTTTTACTTTGACACAATAGTTATCAGGAGCCGTAGCAGGAAGCAAGCTGAAACGCTGAATCGACTTTTTGAAGTTAATAAGAGCCTGATGATTGAACCCGTCGGCTGTCTGTACAAGACCACCACCCCAAATACGAATCCAATTATCTTGATGTTCTGTAGACACCCCATTCTTATTTAGTTGTTCATTGATTCGGTCTGCAATATAGTTGGTGTCTATCTGCTTCGTCTGTTCAGCGGCATCCCCATTCGGACTTGTCCATGTGCATTTAGACACACCATCAATCCAAACCTGATAGGTACGGCCATACTGCCCTTGACGAACATAAAGCATACTACCTTGATTACTAAAGTAGTCTGGTGACTTCTTGCTGGACAACTTCACTGTTTTTGTATTGTTCAATACAAAAGTGTAATCAGCTACCGTCATAACTCGTAAGTTATCACGAGGAGTGTTGGTAGCTAAATAAGCATCATCTTCAATCTTTACAGTCTTTTCGTTCCCCTTCATGTCATAAATCTTGACAGTGTTATTTGCAAAGACAACCATATATTTCTGTTGCTTATCCCTGTCAATGAAATGAACAAGAGGTTTACTTCCTTTAGTAAGGTTCAATCCTGTGAGTGTCTTTAGATGGACTGTAGGGATACGTTTCTGTAACCCTGAAGCCTCTGTCGAGAAACCGTTAATCTGCTCCTCAAGCTGTTCAGGGAACCGTAATAGTGGTGGTTGCTGAGACACACCCTGTACAAAGTTTTTGATACTCTGTGAGTAAAGCATGGTGTCTTATCTCCTTTCCAATGCACTCTGCATCCCTGTTGTCTGAAACATGTTGGAACCTGTGTCTATACAATACTGTACAATATCCGCATAAGCTCTTGATTCTTCAATACGTAATTCCTGTGATACATTTTCGTCACCAAGATAACGTTCCTGAAAGAAAATAGCCGCTTCTGCTGTGATGAATGTTTTGAACTCATCAGGCAAATCCTCAAAGTCAACAGCTTCAATGATTGTAAGTTGCACATCTTCATTGAAGGTGTCTGTTTTTTCTGTAAGGTTATATAGAAAATCCCCACGTTTTACATAAACTGCACCATTCGTCGCTGTAATCTTTATCCATGAGGGATTATATCTAATCTTTTTGCTGTTGGTGTCTGGCATAACAGTTACATTGGTCAAGGTGTTGAACTGCCAACCTTGACGCTGAATATTTCGAGATACCGTATCAAGTAGACTTCGTGCATTATCAACATCAATAGATTCACTCTCTGTCAGACTATTAACAGGAGCTTCCCCAATGCTTGAAAGAATCAGATTGATTGCGTCTAACTCTGTAGATACAAATAGCATCTTTTCACTCCCTTTAAAAAGAATAAAAAGGGGAGCGTTACACTCCCCCTAAACATTACCTACTAAGCAGGATTGCTAATAACACCCATAAAGGTAGATTCAGGACGCAAGCCACCAATACCAATAGCGTATTTAGCGATTAACTGGTCTGCCTGATATTCAGCACGACGAGCTGTTTCAAAGCTAATGTCTTTCAAGGACAAGACACCAACAGAAGATTTATGACAAATCAGAAGTGGTGACTTGCTGGCATATGCAGACGGGAAGGCATGACCATCACCCTGAATGGTATTAGTCGGGTCATCACCGCCCTGTGTGAGATGCGGACATTCGATAATCTGGAAACCATCCATGCTGATAATATTGGAATTAGTCAGCGTAGCGGCGGCACCATAATTGCTATTCAAGAAGTCGAGATTCGTTGCCAGTGCGGCGTGAATTTCAGGAGTAACAAAGCAATAACGATCACCCTGCGGAACATAGTTAGCGGCCATCTTAGCTTTAACTTCCAACAGAATGTCACGGACTGCGATACCCGTTTCTTTGTTAATGCCAAGGGTGGAACCAGTTGCGAGTGTCTTTTCAACGACGCCACCTTTACCAAGGCCAGCAACGTTTTCAGAAGTGTTCAGTGCTTCTTTAGCAACCTCTGCGAGAATAGAAGCATCCATGGAAATTGCCAGTGCTTCGCCAAGCTGTGTAGCATACTGAGAACGGAAATCATAATGTGCGATAAATTCGTCAAGGTCAAATACCAAGCAGTCAGTTGTCAACAGACCATCAATAACAATGGTACGTTCGCCCTGCTGAATATTTTCTCGAAGGTCGTCAAGGCTCTTACCACTTTTCAGGTAATGTGCTTTAGTACGACCAAATACAGGGAACTGTGCAGATTTACCGCTCTGAATAGTACGTTTGATAAATTTACCATTCGTTACGGAAGCACGTGCAAATGCCGTGAGAGTTTCACCACTAAATACTTTAAGGGCAAGGGCAAGTTTGTCGGCATCTGTGGTTGCCTTTGTACCAATCGCCATAGGAGTTGCAATTTTAATATCTGCCATAATTAATATCATCCACCTTTCAAAATAGAAAATTATATAGAAAAAGACACCCAACTATGGAGTGTCTTAATCATCAAGAATTGTATTGGCTATTACAATTTACTAGAACAATTTAGAATATTTAACTTTTCGATACACTTCACGTGTAAACTTTGCATCTTTCTGATACCGAGGGTCAGACATATCTTTAATCATTTCATCCGTCGATTCATAACCACTGCGGTCTACAGACGGAGCGGCATTGCCGACGATGGAAGGACGCTGAGTACCATACTGTCTCACCATCTGACCTTTAATACCTTCAAGGGTCATGCGAATCTGCATGAGATTTTCACTGTCCAATGTAGCATTAAATGCATTAATGACATCCTGATTCTGGGAAGACACAAACTGCTGAATACGTGCAAATTCTTCCTGACCACCTGCCAATGCGTATACATCATTGACAAAGCGAGTAGAAGCGGCTTCCCAACCTGCGAGAATACCATCAACAACAGCTTTCGGATAACCTGCTTTTTCAAGGTTTTCATACGACTGCTGACTAAGACTACCATTGTTCATGTATTCTGTTTCGAGTCCTGCAAAATCAACACCCTTAGTTACTAAGTCTTTTTCGACACCATCAAGGGCTTCATGTGCATTGGTCAACTGCTGTTCAGAAGTCTGTTCAGCTTTCGGAGCTTCTTCCTGTTCAGTCTGTGTGTCTGTCTGAGAATTGTCCGTACCCTGTGTGTCTTCTCCTGCTACATCATTCAGTACATTATCTACACTTTCAGCAGTATCTTTTACAGACAACTGAGTATTAGCAGAGGTAGACACGGTGATATTATCCTGCGTCGTTTCCGTCTGTACTTCTGTCTGCTGTGTGTCTACCACTTTATTTTCATTTTCATCCATTATCTATCATTCTCCTTACTGTGAATTATCTTTCATCATTCCCTGTGCAATAGGCGACGCCATCTGCTGTGCCATCTGAGCTTGCATCATCTGAGCCTGCATGGCCTGATATTCTTCATCACTCATAACAAGTGAATCTGCATCAAGGCCAAGTGCTGTACCAATCTGAGATAGGACATTGCCTGTCTTCAAACGCTGTTGGAAGTCGGGGAGTACAGAACATGTCTGTAAGAACTGTTCAATCTTTGTCAGATCGTGTCCACGGCCTAATGCTTCCATGCCTGTTACAATATGTGTCTGTACACCATCACTGCCCTGTGGAATGTCAGGGAGTGCACCTTGCGCCATGAGCTGTGCCATAAGACACTGAACAAGCGGTAACTGTAATTCCAAAGACAACAAGGAATAAATGTTACCTACGCTATCCTCAAGCTCATTAGCCACATATCGAATTTCTTCGGCTGTGACGCGTTCGGCATTACGCTGTACCGAGCTGTTCAGCAGGAAAGCAAACGACAAGTTGCTCTGTAATTCCTGCTTATGCTGATAGGCTACCTGCAAATCGCTTACCTTGTTCAACTGGAAAGCTGTAATGTCACCTTCTTTTCCTTTGAAGAAATCACCACTCTGTGCATCTTTCAATTTATCAACACGGAGCTGGGAAGAAGGATTCACAAGGAATAAAGCAAAAGCAGATAATGTAGCCATTTCTGCAATAGATTTACTGATAGAGTTAAGGGACTTCAAATCACCATAGTATTCATCAACATAAGAACGTCCATAAGACTCCCCATCCATCTTACGGAGTCGCAAGGGAATCCAAGGAACCTTATCCCTCGGAAATTCCTGTTCGCTACCTTTGATAATCTGTCCTTCAATCTCTTGATACATTTCAAAGGTTTCACCATCTGCAAGATATACATGAGTGTAAAGCTCAACATTCTTGTCTGGTGAAACGTCTGTACCTTCTACGCAAGCCTGTGCTTCGGGGGGCAAGGTGGCATAACTAATACTATCTTTCGCAATCAGTTCAATCCAATTACCTGTGCCATCACGCACCACAACATAGTTATTCAGACGATATAATTTGATACCACCCGTCTGAGGTGGAAGATACAGCAAGCAGTTACCTGCTACGATGAGCTGTAAGACACCCTCACTAATGGTGATACGACACCGATTAGTTTCCATATAATCCATCAGCTGGCGTTCAATCGCCCCCATGATCTTATCAATCTTTGTCATAGCGGACGTATCCCCTTGCTGGGCTACCTGCTGTTTTGCCGCGTCCCCCAACTCCAATTTAAAGAAGGGTTCATTAGGGGGAAAGAGAGCCAGCATAATTTTAGCCGCTAAGTTATTAACGCCCCTAGCACCAATGCTCTGATATGGTGTCTCGTACTCTGTTGTCGAGGTAGCATTTTCATCAGGGAACAACATAGGAATTGTTATCTTAGCGTTCTTTACCGCTCTGTCTACATACACCTTTCTATCGGACACTAATTTTTCATAGCGTGATTTAGCGGTATCAGTCCGATAAAATGTATTGGTGTCTACCACGTTACTCATACATTAATACCCGAACCGCCACCACTGGAACCTGCGGACGAGGAAACATAGAGCGAGTTTTTACCACGCTTCTTTTTCTGATTCTGTACTGCGGCATCATATTCAGCTTGTTCCGTTGCTGTGGGAGCAGGAGCCGCACTTGCTACATAAGTAGGTGTTGTCTGCGCAACATTGTTAGTTTGTCTAGCCATCTGACCAAACAACATTTTAGATGGAATACCCATGACACTTCTAACGGCCCCTGTGACGCCATGCCATGCCTTAGACACCGTGTGTCCTAACCAACCACCACTAGACATTAAAGACCACTCCTTCCAGTATAATCACTTGTAGAGCCTACCCCACCTGTAGAATCACCTTTTACATACAAGCTAGACAGGCCACGTTTATTTCTTTTCTTTTGCGAGTAGGTTGTATCACTCCCCATTACGGGTGCATCTGGTGTCTGTGCTGATGTACTCGGCACTAAATCAGAAGCCTTTACAGTTGGGCTATAATTATCAGCCGCACTATATGTATTACTTCCTGCACCTGTAATACTTGAAATAATCTTCATGGGAAGTGACAACAAACTACCTAGCCAACCACCACTAGACATATTCAATCCTTCCTTTCTGCCAGATTATGCAAGACAGAAATTACCTCTGTACAGCCCTGCATGTATCCCATGCGAATGTCATTGTTTTCAGCGTCCGCATTAATAAAAAAGTCTGGCGTATAGATAGCTGTAAGATAATCAACAACATCTCTAGGGACAAAAGGAAGCTCATCATGCATAATCATTTATTATTTCATCTCCTTCAAATAGGATTCACCAAAGACAACAAAACCATTCTTCTTATACATGTTACGAACAATCGGTGTGTCTTGAACCATACTACTACCAGAGCAAATCATGACACATTCATTATCACGCGCAATGTCTTCCAAGAGCTGGACTGCAAAGCGCCCAAAGCCATTAGGTTTTGTACCTATGGAAACCACCAAATCTTCAACCAATACAGGGCCGTCAATCCACCAAAGCTCAACCACATTACAAGCTAAGATACCTGCATATTTTCCCTGTTCATCTGCAAAGACAGCCAGTGTACCAAGCTTCTGCATTTTCCACATCTGCTGTGCTAAATCCTGAATGGACTTTCTGTGTCTGAACAAAGGTGTTGGATTCTTGTCGGCTTTATGTGTAATGGCCGTTACAATAATTTCCATATCGTCAAGTGTTACATCATTTACGAGTGTAAATTTTGGGGTGTCCATAATTTTACCTTTCCTTTCTCATAATCTCCATCCTGTAAGATATGCGCCACACGAGCCTGTAATAATGCATCATCTTCTGTAAGATTTGCTTTCTTGAAACAATCAACTACAGCTTCCCATGTAGGACTATCAGCTAAAATACGTTCTGCTCTCACCTTGCCAATTTTCGGACAACCCGTGTAATTATCAGCTGTATCCCCTACAAGTGTCTGATAGAGCAGTTTATAATCTGCTTCTTCCTGTGTCACCTCTACCAAGGTGTCTGTCAGGAAGTTATAAATCTTTGTCGGTATCGTCTGCATGTCTTTATCAGCAGAGATAATAATGTTGTTCCCTTTGTACTTCCCTGTCGCCAACAGACCGATAACATCATCAGCCTCTAGGGTGTCTAATTGTTCAGACACCCAATTTTCGCGCACCCATTGTTTGAGTGCATGATAGGCAACAGGCTTTCTTTTTCCGACACGATTCAACTTGTATGTGGGCAACAGCTTCTTTCTAAAGTTGTTGTCATCATCAGAAAAAGCATAGACAACACGCACATTTCCTGAATAGTGTTCTAGCTCTAAAGCTCTCTGAATCCAGTCATCCATGTGGTCTTGCAAGTACGCCAGCGCTTCATTGAAATCTACATGAAGTGTCCAAATATCGTTACCCCAATCAATTTCACATTCACAAGAGGAACAAGCACGGTAGACAGCCATGTCAGCATCCACAAGGATTGTGATAGGTTTCTTCATCGGCTTATACATCTTCGTCTTCCTCTGCGTCTGTAACAGGAACATAAAGGCCACAACGGCATGTACTGTATTTACGCATGTACTTACAAGGACAAATGGTATCTTTTGTCTTACTAGGCTGGCAGGGGCAATAACCATCATTCAGGGCTAAACGTCCTCTAATGGTATCATAGACAGTATGGTTACGTGTCACTTGCATGTGGCGTTCTTTGAGAAACTTGCTGTTATCCCCATAGATAGTATACATTGCTGTCATTAGATCACCCCCAATTCTTTTGCTTTCGGAAGGGATTCAATCCAATCACAAATAACTTTCCATTCGGGTAATCTGTGTGTCTTTCGCTGTGCATAGATATTTTTCAGCTGTAAGTAGTTTGTAGTCATACGTGCGGTCAACAACAGACCACTAGGATAACTATAAATCATGCGACGCCAATTTTCTTCTGTAGTGTTCTGGTTATAATCACGCACAATGTCAAGAAACATGTCGGCAATTCTACGGTCGGTGTAAGAGATGAAACGTACATCCATCTTCGACAGCATATGCATTGCGGACATAGAAGACACAAAATCTAAGAAATGATAGCGCTGAGCTTCTGGCCATGCCTGCTTAGTAAGGGTCAAATCAAACTGAACAATGATACCTTTCAAATAGCAATCATGCCCACTGCCAGCAGGAGCGTTCCCAAGACGCACGGCACGTTTCATGTCCCCGTTTGTAGCACCCCGTGTTTCTAAATTACACGGGTTGATTTTATCAGACATCGGGTATCCAGACGCAACAATAGATTCATCAAGCCCATAAACAAAGGTGTTATCAATGACATGGTAATCATGCTTTTTCATACTTATTGTGTCTCCTTTCGCTTTTCGACATTTCCTTTTTCATTTCATTTGACTGTGGGTATGTAACATAACCACACGAACATGTAATTTCCTCTACATTTTTAGCACACCCTGTAACTAAAGTGCGCCCACATTTTTTACAACGGATTCTTTTAGCGTACATATAACTCCCCCTGATAATAATAATAACAGTGTGGAAATCACCAACCCTGCTTTTTACAAAAATCAATAATCATATTGGTCCGTTTCAGCATTTCTTCGGTATTGTCTTCTGCTTCCTTCTGTGTTTTGAAGACGTTACCCATAGCATACATAACAGAGTCCTGAATGAAATCTTCAATAAGTCCCATAGTCGTGAAATTAACGAACCCATCTTTTAATATATAGTGGCACGGCTCCCTAAAAGCAGGTTTCCGAGGTTCAGCCAGCTTTTCCTTCAGGCGACAAAGCGCCAATCCCATGCCTAAACGGAAATCCCATTTGTCTTGCGGAGCCTTCTTTGCTTTTGCTTCTGTATCACCTTGTCGCACCGTTATTGTGCCATTCTCTTTATCTACAAAGCATGCCACATTTTCAGCATCAAGGCCTAAATATGTAGCCACCTTGAGTGTTGTAGGGGGCAACTTTCTAAAATAGGATTTAGTGCTGGCATCTTCCACAATGGGATCGATGTCTTCCATAGAATATCTCCCACTGAAAATGGATGAATTTTTTCTTCGAGGTTCAAAGAAATACATCTTGAACCCCGTCTCATTGTTTCGGATTTTAATAGACAAATCCGTATCACACTTTTCAATTACTTCTGCACCATTCGGAAAATGAACGGAGTGTGGCCCCGTCACGCTAACAAGCATACCTACTTCAACTTCACTAAACTTCATTGTGTGTACTCCCTTCTAATGACAATCAAACCAATTGTGTCCAATAATACCCTCTGTATCTAATTGAACATGAAAATGAAAATATTCTTGTGTGTCTCTCATCGCCTGTTGTGCTTCTTCACATACAATCTTTGCAATTTCCTCGGTTCGACATGCAATCTGTTGTTCATCATGAATCCACGCCATAAGAGCAAAATCACCGTTCCACCCGTGCTTGAGTCCTCTAGCTAATAAACGCTCCTCTGTAGTGACAATCCATTTCTTGCATATCAATGCTCCTGCTGACTGTAAGAGCAGATTCAAGGCACTATGTGGACTTCTTACGTGAAGCTTGCGTCTGTCAAGTCCATACAGAAAATGTCGCTTCCATGTAATTTTAGGCTTCCCATGACAGCTTTTAAAATCAACAGGATAGATAAGAGCATCCTCTACAGCCTTTCTGAGCTTTACAATGGCAGGAATCGCTTTATTGAATTTCTTCTTAATCTGCTTTCCTTGCCCTGCTGTACCCCCAATGATTTTTCCAATTTTGGCGTCACCTGCACCATACAAATAAGCATAAATGTTTTAATGTTCCCATGAGTTCGCTACACTCATAGCGTTCAAAACGAACTGCTATATGTTACCATATAGAACAGACTATCTCTTTACAGAATTATCTGCATCCACCGCTTCCCTCTGCTTAGAGGTACTCCCTTTCGGGATAGTCGTTACACGTTCTCTTTTTAGAGCTTCGCACGGTATTGTCTTATTACTAAGAGGTTCACCGTTTTCAATGGATTTATAGACGCCCATTTAGTTAAACGTCTTCGCCTGATTGCGTGTTGGCAATCCTGCGGCTTTCTGATTCATAGTATGAATATCACCATTTAAAATCGTATGGGCATATTGGCCACCATCATACTTATACATGAAGTGGGCAAGACAACGGAGTTCAAGACCACAAGCGTCTATCCCTGCTTGCCACCATCCGTCAGGTACACGAAAAAGTTCCCGACATTCTTTGCCATACGGACTGCCAACATGTGGTACTTGTGCGACGTTCGGTCTGGAATGAGTAGCGCGACCACTAACAGCCCCATTAGGGATAACAGAACCATGGATATTACCATCCTTCCCAATCATAGACAACCAAGCATTATTACCATCTGCCAGCTGTCCTAAACGCTTTTTGAGCATCAAGGATTCTTCAAGAATAGACACAACAGCCTTTACTTCATCGGGAGCCTGTGGGTCTTCCTTCATAAATGACATGCTTTCATCATCAATCTTCAATCGACATTGTGAAAAATCAACATCATCTGCATCCGTGTCTTCAACATCATAACAATCAATATTCGCTGGAGAATAGCCATAATGTGTACGTAACAACCATTCAATCTGTTGTCTACTATTCGGATTAAAGTCTTTATACTTCTGGACGGGAACCCCTGCTTTATAGCCAAGACGCTTGTTGTCTCTTTTCGGTACGAAAATCTTATCAGGTACACGAGGTACAATCTGGATCAACTTTGCTGTCAAGACACCTGCTCTGGCACGTAAGGTAGCTTCCAATTCCTTAGCCTTATTAAAGTCAAAGGGAAACCCATTTTTTTCTTGCTTAGACATCAACCATGCAACCTCATGTTCAAGCTTTATGGCCTTTGGTGCATAATCATATGAAGCAAGCTTTTCATAGAGCTTCACCGTTACAACTACGTCCTGCTTATTGTAAGCAAGCATTTCAGGATTGTAACAAGCCCACGCATCTTCTTCCTCTCCATATGTACCCTTTAGTTCACCTAAACGATACCCCCAAGCCTTTAGGCTATGGGATTTATAAAGCTTCGAGGGGAGCTGTTTCTTTCGGATAAGTCCTGCGTCCATGTCTTCGATATGAGAATAGATGAGACGTGACAAAACAAGGGTGTCTACTACATCCTTATGCATGTCGTGTGTAATCTCAAACCACGGAAAAAGTTTTGCCAAGGTGGGAAGGTCATAATTAATAACATTGTGTCCACAAAGACACACCCCTCTTTTCCATGCATCATATAACTCATGGACACCTTGCTCTGCATGTACATCATCATACTGCTTCATTTCCTGTGTGTCTGTATCATAGACACTCAAGCAAAAAAGCTTTGTAACGTCGGCATATAAGCCGTTCGTTTCAATATCAAAGACTAACATAGAACCATCCTTTCTATCGTAACTTTTCTAAATCTTCTGCCTCTGTATCAAGATTAAAAGCTTCATTACGGAGCTTATTCGCAAGCTCTCTCTTTTTATTAGCAAGTAAACTAATTTTCTTCTGTCGCTGTGCTTGTACCTTAATGCTCCACTGGTACAGCTTGCGCCACAAGGCATCATAGAATTTAATCAGCCACATCAAGCCACCCCCTTATTTCTTCAAATGATGATAGAAGCGTTTTCCTGCTTCCTTCTGTCTTGCTTCGGAGAAGTTACTAATGCGTTTCAGATACCCAATAACACGAGTACCATAATCTACATCAGTACTCCCACATTTCACACAATGATTTTCTGTGTCTGTGTTGATGTAGCCGCAATTATTGCAAATCGTACACAAGACATTTGTTGTCCAATATGGTACACCATATTTAGAGCAAAGCTTATACAAGTGCATGAACTGTTCCTGACTTAGCATCTGTTCAAGATTTAAATGCAAGGCAGAACCACCATCAAGGTACTGTACAATATCTTTAGAGTACAGCTTCAATTTATCGAGTACATTTACAGTGTGGTCTTCTACAGGATAAAAATAACTATTGTAGCAGTCCCTAGTTACATAAAGACCTGCTTCCTTATCCCACTTTGCATTTTTAACACCAAGGTTTTCCGCAGGGACGAACTCCGTATTGAAGCGTACCCCATATTCAGACAAAGCGGCTTTATTAGACGTAGAGAGGAACTCCAACAACTCCTTTAAGTAGGTAGGATATTCTTCATCTGTTACTCCACCAAGCTTATCTCTGATATACTCAAAGGCCTCTAAGACACCATTAACACCAATCGTGAGGAACTGTTTATCAATATCCATAAATCCCTGTGTGTAAGCAGGGAGCAAACCTGCATCAATGTACTCTTTAAGTACTTCTCGGTGCGCCAGCAGATACTTATGTACTCTATCCACTACTTCATCAAGCCTTACACCACACTGGCAAATGCGATTAATATTCAAGCTAATGACACGTGCTGATCCTGTAACAACACCACCTGCACCCAATGTGTAACTAAAGGTGTTATCAGCTAATTCATTGCGTAAACGACAGCAAGAAGCGAGACTATCTACTCTGTCAGACATATAGACAAAGAAAGACAAGCCTTTCGCCTGTTCTTCTGCCAACCCCTGCATAAACTTAGTGTCTTTAAAGCCACCTGCACCATCCGTCAGTAATGCGGCTGTGACAACAGGGAACGTCAGTAATTCTTTTTCACGCTCCTGTCTAAACCAACTCAAGAAGAATTTCTGCAAGTGATAGGTGCTTTCAATGTCTACCTGAGTACCATCAGGATAGAAAAAGCCCCCAAACATCTCTTTCAAGTAGTCGTGGTCAAAGACGCTGATATTCCAAAATACAGACTGGTCGCCCCGTGCGCTTGCTGGCTGATTCAGTGCATAGACAACACCCTGAAATTCCTGCTCTACTTCTTTATGGTGTGCCGCAAGATATTCTTTACCCCACTGCTTACGAGCAAAGTAATCAAACATGTGAAGGAACTCAACAGTAGCGATAGCCCCACTGAAATTACTTGCAATCTGATATACGAGGTTTACAAAGGAACCGCAAAAACTCTGCAAGTTCTTCGGTGCTTTAGACACACCGCCTAAACACTTCGTACCTTCCAACAAGAAGGGGTACAAAGTGATACTGGCACAATAAGGCTTTAAAGATGTTTCATCATGCGTATAGATATAATGATTTGCAAGGTCATCTTCATAAGCCTTTGCCATATCTTCACCGAACATCTGAGTCAACTTATCTTTAACTAACTTACGGTTAATCTGAATGGTGTCAGGCTTGAATAATTCAGCTTCCAATCCTGCAATTGTCTTCTGCGTAACATTGCTATTCGCATCTACTTTAGAAGCCGTTGCGGCATTAGAAGACACCATATAATCATGAATGTATTTAATCTTTTCTTTTAAATCAACGTTAGGTAACATTTTCCACCCTCTTTTTCCAAAATTTGTGTGTCTCATCCAAGAAGCAAGGACGAACATCAACTAAATTATCTTGTGCATCAAGACGATAGGTTGGCGTGATTCGATAGAACCTCTGGTTTGTCCGTGTGCTTTCAAGACCACCAAATGCATCAACATAAGGGCCTGTCTTTAACCATGTACAATGACCTTCCAAAGCAATCATCTTGTCGCGTTCTTCATCCTCACTCCCACTGTAAATACCTACAGGAGCAATATCAGACAAAGCAGATAAGAGAGAAATTAATGATTCTGCTGTGATATGTTTGTTATTTGTACCGCCCATTACAACAATGGCATTTGCCCCTGCATCAATAGCATCCTGCGCTTCTTCTAAAACATCAAGAAGGGATGTTAAGGGAGCATCTTCTTCCTGTAATTCGGGACTATGACAACCCACGCAATGTTGCTTACAGGCTCCTAATTCAATAGCATATGCCATCTTATCAGGCAGTTCATTGAATGTAATATCTGTGTTCACAACAGGGTACTTTAAAATTCTGCTTGACATGTTTCATCTTCCTCTCCTAGTAATCTGTGTCTGTCCTTATCCCAATGGAGATACCCTGCAAGCCCTGTTGAACCTGCAAAGCGATTCTTTAAGACACGAATTTTAATTAAGTTTCTTTCGGCCTCATCTTCTGCCTGTTGATTGCGTTCAAGGGCGATAACCTCATCGGGTAACTGCTTCAAAGTGCCACTCCCTCGCAAGTCATCAAGTGAGATAATGCCACCTTCTTCAAAGGCTTTTTCACCACTTGTCTTTTTCAAGTGTGAAATAACAATCATACCAACGCCCGTTTCTTCTACAAGAGAGCGGAGCTGTGTCATCAATTTATCAATGGTCTTCCTCTCATCCCCACCTTCATCCATACCTGATACGGCAATAGATATGTGGTCAAAGATGATAAAATCACACTGTTCTGCAACGGCTAAATAGCGTATACGAGACAACAAGTTACCACTCTCAATAGACCCAAAATGGTCATATAAGACAAAGCGTTTATCGCTGAATAGATCTTCATATGCTGTCTTTAGCTTTTCTTTGTCTACACTCCCCCATATAATAGACAGGGGCTTTTCGACATGAATAGACAACAATTCACGGAGTGTCTTCTTCGGGTTTTCTTCGAGAAAGACAAGCCCTATTTTCAGACCATCTTTCACCTTGAGTTTATAAGCAATCTCTCGCGCCGCTGTAGACTTCCCAATGCCTGTGCCAGCTGTCAACATCACAAGCTCCCCCTTACGGAGTCCCTTCGTGATATTTTTCAACCCCTTGCACCATGGGTAGTCATAACACTTAGCTTCTGTGTCATCACTGAAAAATTCATCTTCAATGTCAGCGGCATTAATAATTCCATCTGGCCTATATTCCTTAGCGGTAAAGATAGCCTGTATGATTGCTTCTCCTTTACCTGCCACAAGACACGCATTAGCATCTTTTTCTGGTAAGTCTGCAATCTTTAGTTTGTGTGGAGACAACATCCCCTGCACATCCTCTACGGCTTTCCGTCCCTGAGCGTCCATGTCAAACATGACAATGACTTCATCAAAGGCCTCTAGCCATTCGAGGTTTTCTTTAAAGGTACGTTTAGCCGACGTACACCCATGAGGTAAAGACACAACAGGCCACTTGTTGCCCCCCATCTGTGATACGGTCAGACAATCAATCTCTCCCTCTGTAATGACAAGCTTCTTTCCACTATGGAAAAGGTTCTGTCCAAAAAAGCGGTAAGCAGAGGTTCCATTCAAATAAAACTTCTTGTCCTTTGTCCGTAACTTCTGGAAAAGTACAGAACCGTCCTCATCACAATACTCTGCGACTTGAACGGTTCCTAACTTTGTATGTGTTACATAGTAGTTGTACCTTTTGCACGTTTCAGCAGTAAGCCCCCTTGCACGGAGTGTCTTAAACTCCATGTCCTCATGGGGAATAATGGCATGTTTAGCCACCTCTACACCTTCTTTCGGAAATTCTGTATGATGACAGCTGAAACAGTAAGTGTGACCATCATCATACAATGTAGCGGCATCATGGCTTCCGCAATAAGGGCAAGGGATATGTGCCTGTACAATTTCCGACATAATTAGTCATCCCCATAATGCACATCAAGAGCATATTTGTTCTTAATGTCCCTCATGGTCTTTCGCTGTGCATCGGACATGTCCTTTTCATTGGCACAACCAACCAACAGCACATAGACGGAATCTTTCACATGAGCGAGTCTATAGTCACCATAAGCGAGGAAGGGAATCCCTTCTTTCACTTCACCATTCGGCATCACGATCAAATGATACCCAATATTGAACAGTCCTTCTCGCCGCTGTTCTACATAAATTTCCCGAACGGTCTTTACCTTCGGTTCAAATAAGACACGCACCATGTTAGTCTCCTCTCTTTCTTTGTACTTCAAATTCATATTCTCACCCCTTATTTTTTCTTTTTAGGGATAAGACCTTTCATATGTTTCTTAGGCTCTCTAAACCATGCATCAGGGATTTGTCTAGTGGAGTATTTAAATCCATTTTTGTCCGCCCAATCTGCATAGGTTGTCTTACTGCCTTTATATAACTTCAACTTCGGATTCTGGAAGACAAAGCGTATATCCAAATCAGGATACTGCATTTTGATAAGTAAGTGCTTTTGTCTGTCTTCCCTTTCAAAAATCCCTTTAGCTTCTATAATGATACCGTTAGGCAACACAAAATCAGGAGTATACTTATGCTTCGTAGCAGGTTTTTCATACTGAATATAGTACATCTCATACTTTTCCTGCTTCTTTAACTCCCGAATTTGTGCGCTAATGGTGTCTTCAAAATGGCTTCTTTTTTTAGGTGGTCTGTATGTATACGCACCCCCATTACAAAAACTTCGTCTCAGGTCTTATCACCACACTTTAAAAATCTTCATCATCCGAACCGTCCGTGAACGGTACATCTACGTCAGAACGTGTGTCTTCTTCATCCTCATCAATAACAGACGTAGAATCAAATGCCCCTTCGTGCTTCTTGAAACCGAAAGAGCTTGCATCCTGCCCATTGCCATACGGAACGTACTTCAACAACTGAACCGCCTGCAAGCGGAAAGACACACCAAAATTTTTCGATGTATTGTAATACGGAAAGAGCTGGTAGGCTACAGCAACAACACTACCATTCCCAATAGAACTCTTGATTTTTCGAGTGACAGGGCGTTCAGCACCATCAAAGACAGGGACAACCTTATCAATTTCTTTGCCTGCTTTTGTCACAATATGAGCATTAGTTACAAATTTGACGCTTGCATCCCCATTATCATCTTCACGATACGAGCCAAAATTAGGATCAGCGGCAAACTTCTTATTCTTGAGGGTTTCTTTAAATTCTTCCCAAATCGTCTGGGCTTCCTGCATCAAGTTATTCATATCTTCCACAGACGGAACAAGCGTAATGCTATATTTGTTTGTGTCTGTGCCATTAAAAGTTTCTGTGTCTGCTAAATGACACCACATTGCTTTACCTGTGATCACACCATCATTCATATTCATGTTTCATTTCTCCTTTTATTACAACAACTTTGCACGAGTAATTAAAATCATGCCATCGGCATTTTCAAGTAATAAATCCGTGACGGCTGTCTTAATGCCATCATCAAGCTTCATGTGTTTTCTGCGAGCTTTTGCGGCGATTACGCCTAAAAGACACAATGTATCATTGTCATACGAACCATCATGTAAAAAGTGCATGAGCTTATTTGCGTATGCAACATAAGGTTTATTCATGGTTTCCTTCATGGTAATCTCTCCTTTTTTTGTAGTGGTCATTACAATGCGATACGTTCCCCGTTCTTGATTATATCTAACCACATTTCATAGACACACAGTTTATCATAGTCGGCTTTCATATCTTCCTCAGTTCCTTTATGTCCCATGCGTAGTCTATATTTCAGGATATTACCTTTCAGAAACCCAATCAGTTCTGCATGACTAAAGAAATCTTGCATCACAAGGATAGGCTCGACAACAGCATTACGATAATGTTTATCATGCATGGTGCCTTCCTGCATATCTTCAACAGGAGTAACACACTGTTCCTTAACCGAGATTAATTCATCACTGCCACGGAACTGTACAGCATACATTACTTTGTCACTTACTGTGTCAGTGTCAGGAAACCCCCACATGTCAACAACTACTGCATAACCACTTTCGTGTGGTGGTGTAGCCTCCCAATTAGACATATCCACCCATACGGTATCATGTACTTTAATTTCTCTTGTTGTATCCATCTTCATTAGTCCTTTCCTGTGCTTCCAAATCCTTCGTGTGTCCCTTCTTTTGTAAGGGAATCCACTTCTACTAATTCAGTAGGAACGTTCTCTACAAGCATAACCTGTGCAATACGTTCCCCTTTATTGATTCTTGTAACGCTACTTCCGATATTTTCAACAAGCAAAAACAATTCATTGACATAGTCACTATCAACAATCCCTGTGCCATTGGCTAATCTCAATTTTGTTTTAAGACCTGTAGAAGACCGTACATAGACCTCTAAATGATACCCTTCGGGAATCTCAAACGCTACGCCTGTAGGGACTTTATAAGCTTTGTCCTGCCCACGTTGCGGATATAATGTCACTGTGTCATTTGCAAAGACATCATAGCAAGCAGAGGACGCCGTAGCCCGATAAGGCGCTTTTGCGTCGGGTGTAATACGTGCGAATTTTAAAGACACCAAAGATTTATTGTTTGTGGTTGTCTTCCTTCGCTTGCGTGTTGTTTGTTCTGTCATTGTTTATGCTCCTTTCAAAAGCAAAATAGAAAATGAAGACTTTCTTTCTTCGTTAGGTGCCACAATTAAAAAGACACCCTTTGAAAGCTTTTCTTTCTTCGTTAGGTGCCACAATTAAAAAGACACCCTTTGAAAGCTTTTCTT